GTGGCCTTGCGTGCTAAAAAAGAGCCTTCTGAACGTGATCCCTTCTTGCTATTGCAGCTAGTGCAACATGCCACAAGGTTATCGTAAGCAATCGGATCCCCTCCTTGGATTATGGGAATGACGTGATCGACTGTAGTTGCTGGCTGCATGCAGTAGAAGCATGACCACTGGTCACGTTGCAGTACCTCTAAGCGTCTGGCTTTGTAAGCTCTAGTCCCTCGAGGATCACCACGCTTGGTACTCATTGCCATCCTTTAATCTTTAAGTGTTGTAACGCATTACAATAGTTAGGCTCATCATACTCAGTATGCCCATACCTATGTGCTACATAATGCCAATACATCCAGAACTGCTTAATAGGTGTTGACTTCTTAAGGCTCTCAGTCTTCATCTGATATAGCCCATATACCTGCTTAGTACCATTGAGGTTACCTATAGCCTTATAGTCCCATCTGGACTCTCTATGTACTATCTCGTTATGACATGCATATTGCTTATCTGTAAGTTGGTAATTGGCTAATTGTTTAAGCTGCTTAATTGCAAGGTCTGACGCCTGTGCATCTAGGGGCATTGCTATAGATAGAGATATCCCAATAGCGAGTGCTACCACGCGAGCTAGCCCTATCGGGCTCGCGTTGAGCCCCTGATGGGCTCTAGCGCTGAGAGTACCAGACGTGTCAAGGACGTGAGTATAAGTCCTGTTCAGGGGCGTGTCGCTCATCGATTGTCCGTACTATAGAATCCTGATCCCTTAAATGACACACCAATAGAGCTGTAAACTTTGTGCATAGGTGAGTGGCAGAACGGGCATTCGAGATCATGAGGCTCATTAATAGATAGCCATTCTTCTACGCGTGCATTGCTTTCGCACTTCTCGTTGTCGCACTCGAACTCATAGGTTGGCATCTGGATCACTCTGACACATTCTGCATACTTGAGTGAACGCCCATGCGCCACACATACTGCATCTCATAGGCTCAAGTGTACCAATGTCGCCCTTATAATCCCCGTAACCTGCCTTGAGCAATAGATCGACCAGATCACCTAATCTCATGAATGCTAGGTACTCACTAGGAGCCTTCTCCCCTTGACCATTCAATCGACTAACTACGATAGGCAAGTCACCAGCTTTACTTGCCCTCTTTGTGACCTGATCGATCCACGCCTTTGGCTGGAACGCCGATCTAGCCTTTACTTCCATGTCGAACGGGACATGTGTTATATCTTTTCCAGCCCCTCGACCGATGTCTGCATGTGGCCACCACTCCGAAAGGTAACGTGCGACCACACGCTCGGTCGAGAATCCTCGATACTTACGGCTTTGTGAGGCCATTGACAGCGTGACACTTAGAGCATGACCAACTCTTACTTTTAAGGTTTACCTTGATGTCTTTGTAAGGTATTGCCTCATTACATAAGCAGCATCTAGTCGTAAATGTAAACTCTTCAAGTATTGCTATGACTTCCTTTGATCGATGAATCTCATCCTCTGTAGGGAATGACTCCCACTCGCCATCTTGATTCATAAATTGTAAACGTCCCATTAGACTCTCGCCTTCTGTCGTTGCCATGATCCATCTTGAGCGATCTCATACCAGATGACATCGTTAGGTGATTCGCATCGACCGCCGATCTCACCTGTCACAGCAGCCTTGCACTTCATGTGACCCCATGGCTTGCCTGCCTTAGTTGTGCCCGTCTTCCACATCATCTCACCATGCTTGCAGTGAGGGATATCCTTCTCGGTCTGGCCGCCAATGATCTCTTTCACCGTCGCAACAGCTTCCCCCATTGTGGGCGGCATAGTCGCTGGCTTGATAGTCCATGGATCGTCCTCCTTTACTACTGGGATATAAGTGCCGGACGTGTCCGTCATCTTGGCTTTTACTTGATCAATAGTGGCCTTTACTTCATTCGCTTTATTAACTTTGACCATTTCTTCTCGTGACGCTCGCTTTCCCTTTGTTGCATATCCTGCGTTAGCAAGCGCTCGACCGATAGCACTAGTTTCACAATTCTCCAGCGCTGACGTCGCATTAACGCCGCGCCCTTGGATCGTTTCTTCTGCAAGTCCTGTAGTCCACGGGCGAATGTCTGCCTCTGTGCGATATATAGCAGCCTCAACAATAAAACGGCCAGCGGATTGATCAAGTAGCTTTGTATGAATCTGTCCATCTGGGTGATCCTTCCAGAACTTAATAAGTCTTTCCTCTACTGTCTCGTAATCTTCTAGATTAAACATTTGAGCCCTTCTCAGCTATTACTTTAAGGTGCCAGGTGGCTGAATTGAGTTTTAACATTAACTGTTCATTTTGCCAATATAAAGCGTGCTTCATATCGTCATTAAATAACGCTGCTTCTTTTAATTCCTGTAATTGTTCCCATGTCCTAGACATATTGCTCATCCCTTTCTGTAATTAGTTCGCATGCTAAAGCGAGGTACGCACAAGCGTCGATATAGGAGTCAATATGGTCAGCGGTTTCTTGAAGACGCGCGAGCTTGACTTCGACCATCGCCAGACACGCTTGATGGTCTGAGATTGGTGTCTCAAGCATTTGCTGGAGTCGTAGTGCGATTCGAGTCTGATTGATACGAGGATGACCATATATTCGTCCTCGGTCTCCAATGATGTCAGTAGCTGATAATAGGACTTCACTTGCTTTCACACTCGCACCCTTTCTTTGGTCTCGTAGTAATCTCGGACTGCTTTACGGCCTTTAAGATATCCCACGCGAATGCCGACAATACGGCCTAGATGAAAATATACTGCTGATAAGACAATCATTGCAAAAAGATCGCCTAATGATGGATCGAACATGTTGAGCCTTTCTATCAACGCCCTTCGTTGATGGCTCTACTGTCTCATGCCCTAAGGGGGAAAAATCAGATATTTAGATAACGAAATGGTAACAATTCTGCATCGTCCATGTGGTCATCGATGTCCCGATCGAGCTCGTTATCTAGGTCGTCCATAGCGTTTACCTGAGACTACGAATGTCCCGTCCTTCTCGATGTAGATGAGATCAACTTGCACGTTCTTGCCTTCGACGTACATTATGGCGAAAGCGTGCTGCCAGTTGGCCGATCCCTTCGTGTAACTGGCCTTGCTAAAGTCCATAAGGTTGCCTACTTCTACGCCATGCAGGACACGGCCTATACGGCCTCCAGAGGCCTCTGAGAAGGACGATCTGCCTGCTCTGTGAGTGTGTCCAGAGATGACGCTCCTGCCATGCCTACGGGCTGCCTCAAGGGCTGAGAGACCCCCTTGTGACTTAATAGGGGTATGGTCGCCATGGACTGCGATCCAGTTAGGCGCGATGTTGTACGGCTTTTTATGAAAGGTGATCCCTAGCTCATCAAGCTGCATGAACTTCTCGAACCTAAGTTCCGGCAATGATAAGAATGACGGGATCTTACGCATGATCTGGTTATAAAGTCGGTCTGTGTGATTAGACCGAATCATCTGTGTTACTTGTAGATCGTAAAGTACCTGAACAGCCTCATCGCGATCGTCTCCCAGAGTCTGCTCGTAGGCTTCTGGCGTGCCTTCTGACCATTTCGAGATGGTGTTGAAGTCAATTTCATCTCCTATCGTGACTACTTCATGCGGCTTAAACTTGGTTATAAATTGTGCTAAATTCTTGACTGCGTGTCGATCGTGGAAGGGAACCTGTAGGTCACTCACTATGACAATGCGCTTCATCTAATCCTCGTCGTCGTCCTCGTAGGGTATGGGATCCATGCGGTCGGGAATTGATGGCAAGATCCATGCAGGATAAGAGTCCCGATCTGTGATAATCGCTAGACAGAGATCGACAGCAAAGCCTGCCCTGCGTAGTGCGCGATACATTTCATGCAGGCTAATAGCCCATGCGTCAAGCTGTGAGTAAGTATCAAGATCGATGACTTTCTTTCGTGCCATGTCAATAATTATCGCTCGAGAAGGATGTTGTAAATCTCATCGACACGCGAGTTGAGTCGCTTAATTTCAGACAGAAGATGCGTGATCACATAACCTGCAAGCCCACCGATTACGGCAAGGCTAGCGAAGTAAAGAGTGAAGAAGTTTTCCTGAGTCATTCTTTCCCGACTCCGAATGAGGCATCGTTAGGATTGAGCCAGCGCAGAATGACGGGTGCTACTGCTGCCGCGCCTGCCATCGCTAAGGTCTTAGGATCTGTTACGCCTGCCATATATAGCGCGAGGGCAGCGGCCAAGAATGATCGAGCCCATGATGCTGCTAGTGATTTTGCTTGCTCCATTAGTTTCCACCTATCATCGGGATATTAAAGAATGAACTGTCTTCGTCGCCCTTAATAGTAAAACTGATATGCGCGTGATGATTATGCTTATTGATCCCATCATAAGGACGCCAAGACCAAGCCTTTTTAGATGAGGCGATGCGACCATCGAAGATGATGTAACTGATTCTCTTATTGCCAGACTTTGCAGCGAGTCGAATCTGATCAACCAGGTCAGGCATGAGGTCGGGCTTGCCTTTCTTACCTGCAAGGTCGCGGTCAACATCGATGGCGCGTACCCATCCCTGTACATCTGGATTATGATCAGACTTGCGCGCAGCGTGTCTAGTGTCACCGATCCAGCCGTCCGAAGTTCTATCTCTATCGGGGAATGCATCATCGATCTGTTCTCTAAGCTGAATCGCGGAGCGACTTAAACGCGGCTTCACAGGTTACACACTCCCATCTCTTTAGATCGTTTAATGTCAATTCTTGATGATCGCATGGGACAGGTGCAATGAATGCATCATCGATCGGATCATAGGTGTAACCAATCCCTGCATAGTTAAATCTTATTGTGCCGTTATAGCTTGTCTTGATCCATGTGCCGCCAAGGTTATCGATTAACCATTGATAGCCTTCATCGCCTGCTGGATCGTTATTGTCTCCAACTAATACGCGTACGACTTTATTGCTATCGTCTAATTCTGCCCAATGACTCATACTGGATACCTCACAATAAAGAAACCTGATCCACCGCTTGCTGGCGTGCCGCTTGATCCACCCCCACCACCACCAGAACCACTATTGGTTGTTCCTGCGGTTGCATTTGTTGCACCTGATGCGCCGTTACCACCGCCTCCAGAGCCTCCTGTTCCACCTGTGCCAGATGACGATCCACCCCCACCACCACCAGCAATAAATCCACTTACGCCAAGACCGACAACTGAAAGCCATGAACTCCAAGTGTCAAGACCTGCGCCGCCATTACCATTACTAATACCAGTGCCGCCATTACCAACCGCACCAGCACCACCACCGCCGCCATGTGTGTAAGGACTTGCGTTATTACCGCCACCACCGTTATTACCATAACCAGTAGCACCGCCTGATGTTCCTTGAGTAGCAGAACCACCAGCTTGACCTTCACCACCACCGCCGCCTGATCCGCCATTGCGACCTGCTCCAAAAGGACCGTAATTACCACCACCGCCGCCGATGGCGGTTACTGTGTCAAAAGTTGAATTAATGCCATCGTTACCTGCTGTCGAACCTGCAGGTGCAGGGCCACCGCCGCCAATTGTGATCGAGTAAGTACCTGCGGTTATAGATCGTGAAGATTGATTGCATACTCCACCAGCACCACCACCAGCGCCTGTCGGAGAACCACCAGAGCCGCCGCCAGCGATTAAAAGAATATCGGCGGTGATTGAACCATTTGATACCACCAGCGACCCATTACCTGTAAATACACGATAATTAAATCCGCCAGATGTATATAGAGTTCCGCCAGTGACGGTCACAGGGGGAACGGGTATGCCGTATATGCCAACCGCATTATTTAACATTATCCAATAGCCCCGACGACGTACCATGTATCGGTGCCTGTCTTAATGCAGGCTGCGGACTTATATTGTGCAAGGGTAGGAGCTGCGGCTACTGCGCCAGCAGATAGAACTGTAGTAGTGCCAGAAGTAACGGCTGAGATGGTGCAAAGGCCTGTGCCTTCGTTAAGGATAGTGATCACTGATCCGACTGGAATAGCCGCCGTCGCATTGGTTGGAATCTTAAGGGCGATCGCCGTGGACTTATTCATAGGGACTAGAACCTGATAGGAGTCAGCGACAGTCAGCGTATAGTCCGAAGTCTGGTCTGCCTTGACCTCGAAGGTTACTAGGCCGTTATAGTCTGCGGCTGTAAATATGTCGCCTGTTGATGCTGGAAAGCCTGTTGCCATTGTTTTTCTCCTAGTATCCCATAATGGATTGTCCGATTATACCGTAAGTCGATGATCCGATGATGAATCCCTCGACTATCGGTTCTAGCGTGGTGACTGTGCAGCGCATGCTGTTAGGGGTTATGTCCCACGCTAGACCCTGCACTTGCAAAGTCTTTACGATTGTTGATCCGTCTGGCTGGATGTTAGTGATCTCCACGTTATCAAAGTAATCGAGACCGATCATCGTGTCAGTCGGTACAGATGGATCAAGGAGATCGACAGTCATGGCATCGATGCGGATCGTGGTCTCTGCGCGAGTGGCTACATAAATGTCTGCAATGTTCTGCACCTGTGCATCTGTCTGAGCAATTAGATTCTCAACGTTCATTCCATGTGGAAAATATTTAGCGATCGAGGCTGTGTTATTGGCCGAGACTGTAGAGCCGTCCACTCGCTTCATGGTTGCGCTGTTGATGATGAGCTTGTCATCGAAGGCGAAGCGTAGGTCAGAATAGGGAATACCTGTGGTCTGATTAAACTGAATAGGTGCCGGGGCTAGAGATCCCACGACATCTGATCGATCCTTGAACTCTACTTCTCCATCGGCTCTGACATAGAACGCGCCTTGCTCTGTAAACTCTGCAACCTGAATGGCTTGCAAAGATGTTCTAGTGGTCGCTGGATCAGCCTGGACTGTTGTCGATCCAGCGTCAACGATTCGCATCGATGATGGGAAGTCCACTTGGTCAAGGATCTTATCGATGCGTGTGCCTGTGGTCTGGCCAGCCGTTGCACTAGCGACTGTGGTGACGTTAGCCATGGCGAACAGGCGAAATGCATCTGAGCAAGATATATCGACATAACCTAATTCTTGGCCTTGAGGATAGGTGTATTTGTAATCTGTGACGTATCCAGAGAATAAGAAAGACTGAGTGGTAGCCGTCGTAGCCGCTACACGGATTTTACGAAGTGGAGTCAGATAGCCGAAGTATGGACTAGCAGGATTCTGTGGATTGAATGATCCGTCTTGATCGATGACTCTGACTGTGCAGGATCCTGCCTCATAAGTATCGCGCATGATATTGCGCCCACGCTTAATCGTGATCTTTCTAGTCTGTGGACTGAGATCGATGACGGGTTCTGGAACTTCACTAGCTGCGAATTGAGACACGCCGATAACGCCATTGATCGGGTCGCCAATAGTAAAGGGAAACCCAAAGGTAGCACCTTGGCTAAAGTCGAAGGAGACCGAAATGGTCGCTGGAAGTGTCATTCGGCCAGATTATCAAATCGTCCAGCGCGATTGACTGAGTTAAATGATCCTGATAGTGATTGATTGATAGATGAATCGCGGATCGCATTACCTACTAGATCACCATCGAGGTAGACCTGTACGTTAAGCAACTTCTGTTCTGCGACTTGACCAGCGTTAACCGCCATTGCCAATTCCATTTGAGCATCTGAGAAAGTAGAAGATATATCAACAGGCGTTGTGCCTAGGGATGAGACCGATACGCCTAATGAGGCCGCTGTCCAATTCATAACATCGTCAGGAATCTTCCAATTTTCATAAGGATTAGGAGCCTTAGGAGTAGCCAACAGAAGGGCTGCTAGATCATTCTGGCGCTTGACGGCTTCATTTAATTGAGCGGATAAACTAGCAGCTTGAGCCGCATTGCCTTCAAGAATCGACTTCTGCAATAGAAGTGAAATACGATCCGTCTCGCTGATCTTTCCTTTGAGTGCAGCCTCGATACTAATGTTTTCTAGGTCTAAAGTCTTTGATGCTTTATCAAGCGCACTCTTTTTCTTGGCATCTGCCAGTTGCTTAGCTTGAGCTGCGGCTAAGGCTTTAGCGCGTTTTAACGCATCTGCTTCTGCTTTCTTACGGGCAGCATCATCTGTTGCGCCAGAATAGATACCGATTGGCATAGATCCGAGATAGCCCATCTTAATGCCCTCGAATGATTTTCTAAACATCTTTTCTTGAATATCGATGATCTTGACTACATCGTTCTCATAATTATCGAAAGGGTTTAAGGATGCAAGGATAGCCTGATCAGATGTCAGGTAATAAAGTTTCTTAAATCCGAAGACGGCTGTTGCAACCATGCTAGCGATCTTTGTCGCTAGGCCTTCGATCTTGGCAACGAACTCCTGAGGATCTCCTGCTGCGAATGCAGCGACTAAAGACTCGACTAGAGCACCGCCGATTTTCTCTGAGGCTTCACCTGCTGCCGTAGATATCAGCTGCATCTTTCCAGCATAGGTCGTTAAATATGCTGCATTAGCGCCTGTAAATTGCTTATTGAGTTTATCCTGTACATCTGAGAACTTCATTGTCTTAAGTTCTGCAACGCTTAGACCAAGGCTATATTTTCTAAGGCCTCTAGTCTGGCCAACGTAAGCCATGCTGAGATCGTTAACTACTGTCTCATAATCGACGCCGCTGCCAGCGGCTATATCTGTAGCCTGCGATAGCAATTCTTGAGCCTTAGCAACCGACCCTGTTGTCTGCAATAGTTTCTGCATTGCCGGACGCAGTTGATCATCTGTGACGCCAGACATGGCAGATAGTTCGGAGATGTAGCGCTCGATGCGTGGAGCCTCGAAGCCTAGGCCAAGATTCTTAACTGAGATGGCTAGACGATTAGCCGCTTTCTCATCTGCTATAAATGCTTTCGCAGCTTCTTTACCGAACTTAATTACGGCGGCAGTTGATAGACCAATGCCTGCTGCGCCTGCTAGTTTCTTAAATGATTTTGATAAGCGATTGACGCTCTTGTCGACATCGCCTAGGGCTTTTTTGCCTTTGTTCTCGACAATTATCGGGATTCTTAATTCAGCCATTAGTTACCACTCCCGTTAAACTTAGCGGCAGCCTTTTCAAGCGCCTTGATAACTCCAGCCTTAGCCTTACCTTCATCCTCTTTGTAAGCTTTAAACATTGCGCGGCCTGCCATCTTGCCAGCGCCCGCTAGGGTTCCCTGTAGGCGTGGTGTGAAGCGACCAGACATTCCAGACTTACGGCCAGCAGTCTCGAAGATCGCACCTGCTGCTGTCTTATTGTGGATCGATACAGTCGATGACCAACCTTGGCGGTTAGGCTTAGTAGGTGTCAGTTTATAACCTACGCCTCGTCTGACTTCTGTCGCATCATACATTGGAAAGGTTGCAGTCTTAACTTCATGCTTAACAAATCCAGAAGGCATGGCGCTGTTAGACGGCATGAAGCCTCTAGCCTTTTTTACCAGCGGCTTTAAGAATCCGACCATCTCATCGCGTGTTGCTTTGTCTAAATCAGGTGAGAACTTCTTTAGGGCTTTGCGAAGATCATTAGCGCCTTTTAGCTCTGTAGGCATCGCTCTGCTCCTTCGCTCGGTCTTTCAACGCTTTCAGTAACATCTGAAGCATCGATGAATCTAAATCAATTAAGTCTTGTGGAGGGATAGCCGTCTCAATGCTCAATCGAGCGATGAGATAGTGGATGCTATCCCTGCCTAGGCCAGGGGGCTAGACTCTGCAACCTCGACACTTTTTAAGGTATCAAGAAAGTCTGAGCCGAATGGCTTGACTGTGACTCCACTTAGTCGAAGGCCTTCCCATGCTAACCAATAGACATCTGATTGCTTTTCATCATCGCGAAACGCTTTGTGAAATCCCTTTTTTGCATATAGCTCGAACGCGTACTCGAGTCGAGGTGTGATCTCGATATCGGTAACAGTGTTGTCTGCCATCGTGACTATTAACTTTGCCATGCTGTGCCCCTTTGTTAGTTTTTTAGAATGTACCTGTTGTGGCTACTACTGTAGTACCTGAGACGTTAAATGTCAGGCTCTGCACTCCGAGATCAGCGACAGTGCCGTTGATGTCGGTTGTACCGTTGATGAGGCAAGTCATTGTGTAAAGAGGGTTAGTCGCAGATACTGCGGTTCCCTTTTCCTGAAGTAGGACTACTGTGACGTTAGTTCCCCATGCAGCTTGCAAGGTCTGTAGGACGTTGGCTGTTGCTGTGTCATTAAGGAAGTCGATTGTGACAGATGATGCCTCGAGGCCTTTAACGAACTTATGTCCGCCATCGCCCATTGCTGTTACTTCGAGTTCATCGAAAGTGCGGTTAAGCGTTACTGCTGTAACGTGGTCTGAAAGATCGACTGAGTTAACCTTCACGCCGACCTTATTGTTTAGAAATACAGCCATGAGATTATTCCTCGTCTTTCTTAGTAGTTACTGGTTTAGGTGTTGATGGTGCTACCTGCCCGATCTTGATCAGGAAGGCTTCTTGCTCTTTTTCCCACTCGGACATTTTAGCTCCAACTCGTTAGGACTGAGATATTGATGTTACATGTTAGTAGATCACCTGAAACGGCACTGAGCACAGCCGGGGCTGATACATCTGTGACGTTGTAAGTGTATGAAGATGCAGCGAGCAAGTTAAAAACCCGCACGATGTTATCTTCAATTCCATTGAGATTACCCTCATTATCTAAGAGGGGAACCATGACCGAGATAGTGAAATTAGCCATGGGTGAAATAGTGCTGTGCCATCCGTTAGATGGCGAAATGTAAGGGTCGCTAGGAGCGACGATGACGCTATTTGCAATAGGTGTTGCAGGTGGGAATGAGAAAACTGAGTACTTTGTATTATCTGTTAGAGCTGCTGCAATACCTGCGCGGAGTGTTGATATGGCGGCCATTAGCCCACCATCGATCTCGGATCAAGATATGGAGCAAGTAAGCCGCGGACGCGAGCGAGCAAGGTGTTTCCCATGCGGTAAGGGCTTGGCTGATATCCATCGATGGTGACGCCCCCGCTTGATGGGGCTTGACGGCTCTGCCAGATGTCAATCGAGATCATGAGCGACGCTTCTTGAATCGCTGGGATTGTCGAATAATCTGTGTAAGTCTCGACCGCGGCTATGCCATAAGGCTCGACTGTGTGACGTGGATTATCGCTAGTGTGAGTCGTGGTTATGTTAAATGATCGAGCATCAACGCCCGTAATTGTTTTAGTGCCGTTGTACTTAGTACCTGCACCTGAGATCACCACTGATTGTCCAACGTAAAATACTTCACGAATGTTCTGATCAAAATAGAGAGTACCGACTGTGCCTGTGTTGCCATGAGCGATGATGTATTGCTGATTTTTCCATAGAAAAGGCAAGAGTACGTTATCTGCGGCATCGCAGACAGACTGCAAGACTGCATCAGTATAGAGAGTGCCAACGCCTAGGGCGGTGCGAAGCTCTGCAACTGTTGTCAATGCCATGCTCTTATCCTTTCTAAAGACTGGAGGGGCAGAAGGGCACTGCCCCTCCAGCGACTTAAGGGTGGCTTACGCCTTGTTGTTCTTGAATGCGCCTGCGCCGACCTTGGTAGCGATTGCTCCGAAGCCGTAGTAGCCGATTGTTACCTGTCCTGCTGCTGTTGATTCAGCGCGTAGGCGGTATGTTGGTGACTCGTACCATGTGTACGCATCTGGGTTAACGATGAGGATTGTTCCATCGCCATCGCCGCCGTTTGTTGGATCAACGTAAAGGTTGAGTCCAGCAACGTTGCCTGTGAGTGAAGTTGGAGCAACTGCTCCGCCTGCGTTCATCGGATTTGTCGCTGTGTAAATTGGGCGGCCTGCATCGTTAAGTGACATGATGTTTGACCATTGTCCTGTAGATACGACCATGTTGCGAGCGAATGGATTTGGAAGTCCTGCTGTTGCGCCATAAACAGATGCTGATCCGCGAGCAACAATTCCGAGAAGTTCGGCTGCTGTTGGGTATGTTGCAACTGTTGTCGCATCGAGTGTTGCACCTGAAATAAGTGCAGCGTTAACTGCTGAGTTAGTCGCCTTTGCGTAAGCAGCCGCCATATTGCGGACTAGCTCATCGAAGAATGCTGGAGATGTACGATCTAGCAATTCAACTGAGAATGTCTGCTGTCCAGCGTACTTCTGTACTGTTACTGAAAGGAAGCTTGAATTCTGATCTGTGTCGCTAAATGCGTCGCCTTCTGGCTCGATTGCAACTGTTGGCATCTGTGTGATCTTTGGAATCTCAAATGTCATACCTGCATCTGGAAGCACTCCACGAGAGATTGCATCGATTGATGGACGGATTGTGGTTCCGAGAGGGTTGATGATCTCAGAGAGTTGACGTGTTGGTACTAGACCAGCGTTGTCAGATGTGTCTGCCGCTGCTGCGATCCATTGACGAGCTACGTCGTCTCCGAGTGCTGCGCGGATTGTGTTCTCTGCATACTTTGCAGCTGTTACTTCAATGCGTGGCTTTGTGTAAGCCATTGCTGTTACAGCAGGGCGAGCAGCTTCAACTGCGGCAGCCTCAACTGTAGGTGTTGCTTCGACTGCTGGAGTGTTTTCCACTGTGGCTGTCTCGC